GCGCGATTGAACTTCTCTACAAGGCGTGGCGTTGGGACCAGCTTCAAGACAAAGCCCCCGCCGCCAAGAAACGCACCCGCAAAGCACCGAAGATGGCCAAGGCAGGGCGACCAAAGACCAAGCGCGAAGTTGCTACCCGTTCTCAGCGTGATGCCCGAAAGCGCTTTGAAAGCGCCGGAACGGTGGACGCTGCTGTTGAGTATCTTATGGGCCGAAAGTAGCCCGCAAAGAAAGGAAAAGGTTATGACAACCTTCGCAACCGCCGCAGCAATCGGCGAACGTGAACAGCTTGCCGATGTAATTTATCGCATCGACCCTGCTGAAACGCCAATATTTTCAAACGTTAAGAAGGAAACTTCCAACGGTATCTTCACCGAGTGGCAGGTTCAGGAATTGGCTTCAGCCAGCGCCACGAACTATCACAACGAAGGTGCAGACACAGCGACTGCGGCGGCCACGCCGACCAGCCGTGTTGGTAACTACCACCAGATTTCCAAGAAAGTCTTCGCGACTTCTGGCACTCTGGATGCGGTAGACACCGCAGGCCGTGAGCGTGAACACAACTACCAGAAGGTGCTGAAGGCACTGGAACTGCGTCGCGACATCGAAAAGATGATTGGCGACACAGACGTTGCTCGCTCTTCTTCTGAGCCACGCAAGTCGGCGTCTCTGTCATGCTGGATCACCAACGGCTCTGTTGGTGCTGGCGACGGCGCTTTCGCTACTGGCGACGGCACTGACGCAGTAACCGGCGGTACTGACCGCGCACTGACGCTTGCCCTCATTGAGGACGCGCAGCAGGACGCTTGGACCGACGGTGGCAACCCACGCATGATGATCATGTCGGCCACTAACAAGGCGAACTTCTCGGACCTGTCCGCGACTGGTAACCTTGTCAGCAACGACGTGAACATGACTGCTGCCAAAGAGACTACATATGTCGGCAGCACTAGCGTGTTCCTTGGTGACTTCGGCACAGTGGAAGCCACGCCGTCTCGTCAACTTGGTAATGACCGCGTCTTCCTGATCGACCCAGACTTTGTGTCGCTCTGCACGCTGAACGGTCGTAACTTCCTTGAGGAAGACCTCGCCAAGACTGGCGACGCAACCGACACGCACATCCTGTGCGAGTGGGCGCTCAAGCCAACTGCGCCCAAAGCGCATAGCATGATCCTTGATCTGAACGGCTCCTAATCTAGCGGGAGGGCGGCTTTGGCCGCCCTTTCCTCTATGAGGACAGAATGAAAAGATATCTATACACCGACCCGCGCACCCGCAAGGAAGTCACCTTGCAGCAGAACAGCGACGGGTCTTCTGTTATTGAGCAGCGGCAGGAATTTGGCGGCCTGCTAAAACTTAACAAGCAGATGTCGGGTGACTACCAGCCCGGATCAATGATTGGCAACACGCAGCGTCACATGCAGCATGTGGCGGAAATCCCAAACGTGGTGTACAATCACTTGCTGGAGAAGTTTGGCCCGATGCGCGAAAATCCAAAGGCGTGGAAGGCTTGGCTGAACGACAGTGAAAACCGGGCATTCAGAACGGGCGGCGGACATTTATAATGGCGATTTCGACCTACACCGAATTGAAGACGGCAATAGCCAACTTCCTCGCGCGTGACGATCTGACCAGCGTCATCCCCGACTTTATCCAACTTGCAGAGGCGACAATGTCTCGCGAACTGGAGACACGCTCACAGGAGAAGCGCGCCACGGCAACGCTGACCAGCGGCGACGAATACATTGCGCTGCCGACAGACTTGCGCGAGGTGCGCGAGGTCAAGCTGAACACGACACCGCTGACGGTCCTGACCTATTACAGCCCGGTCGCGCTGGACAGTAACTTCTCATCCGGCGGCGTCGGCAAGCCGAAGGGCTTCAGCATTATCGGCGACGAGATGAAGATGCGCCCTGTGCCGGACGACAGCTACACCGCCGAGATTATCTATATCGGGTCTATCACGGCGCTGTCTGACAGCAACGCCACAAATAATATCTTGACCCGCTCGCCGGATGCCTACCTATACGGATCGCTCGCAGAAGCGTATGCTTACCTGCTTGATGAAACTAGGGCGTCGCAGTATCTGCAACGCTTCAACCTCGCCCTTGAGCAGATCAAGGTCGATGAGCAGCGCGCGCATTACGGCACGGGTTCGCTGCAAATCAGTAGCATTTACGCCCGTCAAAACGCAGCAGTGGAGAGTTAAACAATGTCTGCAATGAGTGATTACTTAGAGAACAAAATCCTAGATCACGTTCTCGGAACAACGGCATACACCCACCCATCGACGGTCTACATCGGACTTTCGACCGGGTCGTTTGCTGACGACAACAGCGGCACCGAACTGAGCGGCAGCAACTACAGCCGTGTGGCGGCTGCGTTTGATGCGGCTTCTGGCGGCACGACTGACAACACCTCGGCGATTGAGTTCGCTGCGGCGACAGGGTCGTGGGGTAGCGTCTCCCATTTTGGTATCTTCGATGCGTCGTCATCCGGTAACCTGCTTATTCACGGCGCGTTTACCACCGCGAAGACAATCGCATCGGGCGACGTTCTGAAAATCGCAGCGGGTGATCTCGACGTTACAGCAGCGTAGGTGCTGTTGTGGCGATCACGAAGCCGAACCTAGATCAGCTTACCGGATCGATTGACGCCTTTGTCGGCTCTTTCGATACGGACGCTGATCTGCTTCGTGCGGACTTTACCAAAGAGCCGACGCTCGAAGAACTGGACAGCATTGTCGGCAGCCTCGACAACGCCGACACCTTTGGCGATCTCGACAGCCTCTCGTTTGACTTCTTCTCTGTTGCGGCTAGCGTTACCGGCGCGGCAAGCGTCAACGCGCAAATCCAGTTCAGCGTCCCGTTTGACGGCGCTGCGGCGATTGCGATCACGCAGTCCACAGACGCGCAGCGCGTCCAGCATATGTCCGGTTCCGCCAGCGTCGCGGTCACGACAACGGGCGACGCCAAGCGCGTCCAGTTTGTTGACGGCGCGGCCTCCACTGCGGTCACGACAACGTCTGGGGCTGACCGGCTTCGCGGGTTTGATGCGGCGGTATCTGTTGCCGCCACCACCGCCGCAGCCTTTGGGCGCGTCAGGCCGTTCGACGCATCAGTCACCGGCGCTGCGTCTGTTGCCGCCACCGCAGCGTTTATCGCGCGGATGGATGGAGCCGCAAGCGTCGCAATCACGGTGGCATCCGACAGCGACCGCATACGCGGCTTTGACGGTGCCGCCAGCGCCTCTGTGACGGTCACTGGCGCGTGTCTCGCCGTCTTCTTCGATACAGGTAGCGCAAGCGTGTCTATGGACGCCACAGGCGCTTCTGTGGGCGTTTTCGTCATGTCCGGTTCCGCTGACGCATCAATGTCTGCTACAATGCGCGGCAAGGTGCTGGGCGAGGACTGGTCAGAAGTCGCCGACGGCACAGAGACTTGGACAGATATCGCGGCAGGCTCTGAGGTCTGGTCGCAAGTATCTGTAGGCAGCGAGGTTTGGCACCAGCAATGATACAGTTTGGCGAGTTTCTCCCAGATCAGCCCGATTACTCGAACCCCGGCGTCACAAAAGCCGAGAACGTCATCCCTGCGGCTGGCGGTTATCGCAGCCTGCCTGAGTTCGTTGCGTACTCCGGCGCGGCAGACGCGGATATAAATGGCGTGTTTGCGGCTAAAGACAACACCGGCAACGTCAAGCTGTTCGCTGGTGACAACGCCAAAATCTATGAGTTCGACAGCAGCGACAGCAGCCTCGACAATATCTCGAAGTCCGGCAACTACACATTGACTGCGCCGGAAGAGCGGTGGCGGTTCGTGCAGTTTGGGACTGACGTGATCGCAGTCGGCGGCATTGGTGTGCCGCCACAGCGCTACACGCTCGGCACCAGCAGCCTCTTCGCCGATCTGGCTGGCTCACCGCCGGACGCTGACTTCATTGCGGTGGTGCGCGATTTCGTGTGGCTGGGCAACGTCGAGGATGGGTCGGGCAACCGCCTGCCGTACCGCGTCCAGTGGTCGGGCTTCAACGACATCACAAGCTGGACCGCTGGCACCGAGCAGTCCGACTTCCAAGACATACCTGACGCTGGCAACATTACCGGGATGGTCGGCGGTGAATACTGCACGATCCTGATGGAGCGCGCGATTGTCCGCGCCACCTACTCCGGCCCGCCGCTGATCTTTCAGTTTGACAAGGTCGAGACGGCGCGCGGCTGTCAGGTGCCGGGGTCGATCTGCAACATCGGTCACACTGTCTTCTATCTGTCGGACGATGGCTTCTATGCGTTCGACGGCCAGCGGTCTCAGAACATCGGGGCCGAGAAGGTGGACAAGTTCTTCTTCGACGACTTCAATATCGCGCACAAGGACCGCATGACATCAAGCGTCGACCCGCAGAACCAGATCGCGGTCTGGTCCTATGTGTCAAACAATAGCACCGACGCCAAGCCCGACAAGCTGTTGATCTACAACTACGCAATCGGGCGCTGGTCTACCGCCAACGTGCAGGCCGGTCTGATTGCGCCGATGTTTACGCCAGCCTACACGCTGGAGCAGCTAGACACGATCAACACCAGCATCGACGCGC